CGGGGTATACGGAATGCGCCATTGCTTTGCCGGCTAGCAGCGGAAATCAATTTGTGTTTCGCGCCAGTGATAATAGTTACAACAATTCTGTTGCGTGGAACATCCAATTATCCGGCTTTGCTTCTATGGCAACAGCGGCTGGAGGTGTTTTTGATGGAATTGCCAGTAGTAGCTCTGCATTGACGGCAAATCAAGCTGCAAAGTTTGCTGCAGGTTATCAAGCGAATAATTTGGCATTGTCATTGTCTGGGGCAGCCACAGCCATTGATACGAGCGCAACCATGCCAACGGCTTTGACTCGTGCAGATATTGGCTCGGATCATCTCGGTAGCAACAGGATCCGCGCAGGCACCATCCGCCGCCTCACCTACTGGCCCCAACGTCTCCCCAACTCCACGCTGCAAAATATAACCCTCTAACCATGTACTGCTTCCGCTTCCCCGACCGCAACACCTTCCGCTCCATGGCCGCCGCCGAGGGCCTGATCAACGATGAAGGCGAGCTGATCACCGGAGGCCACGGCTTCGCGGTGGATGAGGTCGGCCTGATCCACGAAGGCGGCACCTACGACCCCGAGACGGGCGAAGTGATCACCCCGCCCACCGCACTCACCGGCTGGCACGTCAACACCATCGGCCTAGCCCCTGAGGCATGGGACCAATACCTGGTGGTGGTCAATTCCCCCGCCCGAATCTTCCTCGGCGGTGCCGCCCAGGCCCCTGACACCGCCACCCTGGAGGCCATGAATCAATGACCAATCCATATCTACGCGCTGCCCAGAAGCTCCCCGCCCTCCGTCAGCAAGCCGCCGAACGCCTCTACAAGCGCCCCGAACACGCAGGTCGCCGTGATAGTGCGCCGAGCCAAGGACCGCAAAGGCCGGTTCATAGCGGACGATCTCCGCACTCCTGAGGATGAGGAATGGGAAGAACTGTCCTGACCTCGCTGATGATCGTCACCGCGCCGATAGTGGTGTCGGGATTTGCTGCGGCGCTGCAAGCTCCAGTGTGGGTTGCAGCAGTTTTGCTGCTGCCCGCTTATGCCGTGCTGGCTGAGTTCATCCAGCCGTAAAAACGCTGGTAAACTATAAACAACACCGCCGATCACGCCATGACTGTTGAAACTCGCGCAGCATGGATGATCGGCACCTATCGCAACGTCGTCCTCGCGCCGAGTCCACCAAATGGCCCGACTGCGCAGAAGTTCGGCTGGGCTGATGTTCTAGCCCGGCTAGCGCTGAACCCTGCCGACCCGGCGCCTGTTGCCCGGCTCATGGCGCTGCTGACCAGTACGCAGTACCGGTTCAATGAGTCGTTCATGCCTGCTGGCGCGGGCTGGATCCTCTGCAAGCACTGGGACCGCTTCACGCCGGAGCAACGGGCCACGCTGGTGGCCAAGCTGAAAACAATCAGCGGCCTGCTCAGTCATGGCACTGAAAACCATTTCCTGATCAAGTACGTCGGCGCCTCGCTATTCGCCCAGCTCTGGCCCAGCGAAACGGGTTGGTATGACGCGATCACCAAACGGCGCATGTCAAGCGCTGAATTTGGCGCTGTCGTGAAACAACGCCTGCTGGTGACGCTGAGCAGCTATTTCGACAAGGCATACAACGAACACCTCTCCCCGAACTACCTGCCGGTTCATCTCTACCCGCTGCACGCGCTCTACAACTGCTCCACCGATCCCGATCTCAAGGCTGCCGCTGATGCCGTGCTCACCTATCACGCCGCAGACATGGCGGCTAACTTCTTTCACGGCAACACCATCGCGCCATTCAACCGGCCTGGCCCCTACCGGAACATCGACCCGCAGCGCAACACGATCCTCAACACCCACCTCAAGGCGCTGTACTGGCTGTATTGGGCTGAGCTGATGCCGGTCAGCGACACCCCGCCGATGCGGTTCCCGTCGCTGAACTCGTTTGAGGAGGCCCGCCACTTCGCCGTGTGCGCTGCCATCTCCGCCTGGCGCCCGCCCGCGATGCTCGCTGATCTGGCCGCTGGTGCTGGCGTGCCGTTCACCCTGCGCGGGTCTGCCGCAGGGTTCGGAGAGTTCGCCCGTGGTGATGCTGCCTACACCGAGCGCACCGTTTACCGCCATCAGGAGTACGCCATCGGCAGCGGGAACTTCACAACCAACATCAGCAGCCCAGTGCCCGCCCGTGACCGGGGCCTGAGCGAGCGCTGCGGCCATCAGACCCTGCTGCGCACCACCAAGCCGCTGGCGGAGATTGCCTGCACTCACCCCTACTGGCGCACTGCTCCTGGCCAGTACGCCTGGCTCAGCCGCAGCTCACCGTTTCAGCAGAACGCCCAGCACGAATCAACGCTGATCAGCCTGTTCAACATCCCTGCCACCGATCCGTTCAGGGGCCGCACCGACCGCACCTGGGAGACGTACCGGGGCCCGATGATTCAGCAGGCATGGATCCGCTGGCCTAAGGGCCTCGATGAGGCCGTGCAGGACCGTGGCTGGCACTTCCTGCGGGAGGGCTCCAGCTACGTCGCCATCCGCGCTTGGGGGCCGTCGGAGCTGATCTCCGGCGAGTTCCCCGATATGACAATTCTGCGCAGCAACGGCGCTCAGAACGTCGTGGTGATGGACGTGGCCAGCGCTGTCGAGTTCGCCGACTTCGCCTCGTTCCGCGCCGCCGTGCTCGCTGCTCCGCTGTCGGTTGACCTGGCGGGTCCGTCTGTCAGTTACAGAAACGTGCGCGGCGACATCATCACCGCATCTTGGGGCACGTTCAATCCGGCCAGCCAGATCATCGAATCGTTCCCGCGTCTGGCGGTGAACGGCCAGGCTCAGTCGGCGCGATCTACTGCCGTCATGCAGTCCGGGCCCATCAGCCTGAGCAACCGGCAGCTCAAGGTGAAGACTCCCACCGGCAGTCTGTCCGTGGACTGGAGGGGCAGCCTGCCAGTGAAAGGGCAGTAATAAGACAAACCTTGGCCCTGGTCAGCCAATTTGCTCAGCGTCAATTCTATTATTGGTGCTCTTGCTGATGACTGCGATAGCACTTTGTCCTGCACTCATACTGACAAGACAGCGACCACGCGGCAATACAGCACGAAAGCAGTCCCCAGGCAATAATTACACCAGCAGTCATCGCTCTACGGCAACATACCAGCCAGTATTAGCTCCATCCACTTCCCATCGCTTCAACCAATTCTTCCGCGAATAGGCAATTCCTTTCCCTTTGGAATTATTCATGTAGCCGCCATGCACCATATCAGCTTCCCCATTGGGATCATTGTGGATGAAGTGCAATGGTGTAAAACCAGTGACTACTGACCAGTGGCCACCGCCTGAAGGGCTGCTAACACTTCCTTTGTGCAACCAACCTACAAGCACAGGACGCCCTGCTCTGATCTCTTTCTCAAGAAACGCAGCATTGCCGTTAGTGCCGAAGCGTGTTTTTAGCCCAAGGCTTTGCAGGGCTTTTACGTGGGCATTGCCATTGGTGGTATCTCCAAAGCGGGCGCGAATCTTGTTATATGCGTCATCACTGCTGATTTTCCCATAGAACTTTGCGACCATTGCAGCAGCACTGCTAAAGCATTCTCTCCATCCTGTACCAGAAACGTTGTCGTTTTGGCATTCATACGGCACACTCAATTGCACGCTGCCCGCTGGAGGCTTGGGAGTGACTGGCAATAGCGGCTCTTTCACTGGCACTGCAGCCCTAAACATTTCCAAGAACTCTGCCCGTTTGTCTGCTGAGAATTGCTCCCACGCCCATTGCCAAGCTGCATCTTGATGAGGCAAAGGGGACGATGGATCAGTGTGACGGGCTGCCTGCAGGAAATTGCTCATTATTCTGGGAGATTTGGAAGAGAGTCGTTTAATGCTTTATCCAGTCGCTGATAGCCTTTGCGTCCCCAAAATGCCGCCACTGGCTCAATGATGCCTTTCACTATTGCAAGCCAAATACCGCGAGCAGCGATGGTGCCAATGGCAGCATCAACAGCTACGCGCCAATCGTCTAGCGTCATCAGTCTTCGGGCAGGAATCGACCATGGCGATCACGCGGGCGACTCTTCTTCTTTGTCTTATGCTTTAGCTCGTAAGGAAAGACGGTAGATGCACTGCGCAACAAAACTTGCAGAACAGAGTTGTCCTTGTACTTGGACATGCCGATTAGCTCGCTCAGCGCAAAGAGCCCGAAGCCAATCAGTACCTCCATGTTTTCTTCTACCATGACACCTCCAAAGGCTAGAAACAGCCTAACAGGAATTATGGAGCAGAGCTTCTATTGGTTTCAAGAGTTCTCACGCGAGCCTCTAGTTCTTGCACGTTTTCCGTGAGAGCTTCTAGGTTTTTAGTGATGCCTTCAATTTGAGCGGTTATCCGGGCCTGTTGATTGCCAATAGCAATCATCATACCGCCAGAAGCCATGAGCATTCCTGCCGTTACCGTTGCGGCAATCTTGGAAAGAGCTTCTAGCACTAGCTCAATGCAATGTTTTCTGTATTCTAAGCATCAATATGCGGGCCACTAAAGCACTGAGCCAGCCTGCTATCGTCTAGGAAAGCGAATAGCGCGATGGTCGGAGAGCACGGGCCTGATGATCTTCTCCACTCTCTCATTGAATTACGACCATCTGAGGCAAAGCGCCGCTTTCGCAAGAGCATTTTTGAGGACTACCCGCTAAGGGGACCAATGGGGCAGGCGGCTTGCGCTTACTGTGGCAAGTGGCATGAGAAACTGACGCTTGATCACATTGTCCCTAAGAGCAAAGGAGGGCCGCACTTTGCAAGGTACAATCTCACTCCTTCCTGTCTGTCCTGCAACGCTTCTAAGTCCAATTTGGGCTTGCTTGAATGGTGGAGACCGCAGCGGTTTTGGACTGAACAACGAGAAGAAATACTGATGGCCTGGATACATGCCCATAGCTTCGTTAGTGCCCACACCAGCATTGGGAGCTGGGAGCAATGGATGGAAGAGTGCCAGCGAGTGGTACCAGTGCATGAACGAAGAAAAGAAAAGGCGGCTCAGTGGCCGCCCATACTTTTATTGAAGGCTAGTTGATTGGCGGAAACATGCTTTCTGAAGGCCCTAGCCTGACGGAGGGCATAGGACAAAAGCCGTCTTCGCACTCTGCATCTTCATCCTGGTGCAGTTCTGACCATGTACGCATGAAGGCAGTTGCATAGCCTGCAATGTCTTCCCAGTGCTGAGAATCGTGAGGATCATGCCCAGAAAGAATCCTTGCGATTTTGTGAACAATCATGTCAAGAGCCTCCCTCCCCGCTGGGTGTAGAGACAGTGATGCCCAATTAGGGCTTTCACGCATTGAGACTTTCATTTGCTGGGAAACAATCCCAACCGACTCAAGCCCTCCGTGCTGCTTATCTCTGTTTGGCAAGTTAAAAGCGTTCATGGTCAGAATTGGTAGTTGTTTTCTTCAAAGGCTTTGAACACTTCAGGGGCAATGGGGCGAGCAAGCACTTGCAACGATCTTGCATAAGCGGCAATTTCACTTTGAGCCCCCTTGTCAATGCGGAGGCTCATGAAGTGAAGCAGCGTCTGCAGCGAGCAAGTCCACGTGAATGACGAGTACATGCAAGGCGGTAGAATTGCCCTAGCTTGCTCTTTGCTCACTCCTGTCAGCAGAAGCCCCTCATAAGCCTGTATGCAGCCCTGCAGGGCCTGTGCGTAAAGCTGGTGGGCCAATGCTTGATCATTGCCGTCTAGGAATCCCTCAGAGGCTTGTCGGTTGCTTTTGCTTTGTTTGGCAAAGTGTGTTGGCGTGTAGAACTGAGCATCCTCTGCTGAGCAGTAGCGAAAACTCTTCTCGTTCCAGCCAAGCTGATCATCAACATAAGTGGATGCAACAACGTGCTTCCACCATTGCCGACAAATGAACAGTGGAGCCTTTACGAACCATTTGAACACCACACCACGAAACGGGCTTGTATGGTGCTCGCGGGCTAAGTAGTTGACGAGCTTCTCGTCGCGCTCTGTCCATTCCTCGGAGCGCTGCTCAAAGCTTTGTCTGGCATCATTTACCACGGACAGGCTTCTGCCCATTGAATCAACAAGAACGACAAGGCTCTTGCCGTCACCAAGGGGATCAATTGAGGGAAAGTTCATTTGGCTCCCAGAAAACGAATGGTGGCGCAAACAAGGCACCAATCAAAATAGGAAAGCGCAAACGGCAAAGGAAAGAGGGCGGCGCAAGTCATTAGCAGCCACCCTCCGAACAAGATGGTGGCAATACCTCCAAGAGCTGTTCCTGCTACTTCTGCGAGCATGGTTGGCCAGTCTGTTTTGCCTGGTGGTGGCATGGGGAAAGAATCAAGGGCTTGCTCACTGTAGGGCTTTCCGTCAATGCTGACAAGGGTTTTCGGCTGTCACGACCAACCATTTCGGCTTTTCCCATTGATGCCCTTGCTCATGCCGTTAGCCTTAACGCAGCGTGATCAACAACAATGAAGTTTGCCGTGCCGGTGCAGTTAGAGTGGGAAGGCCAGCCTTGTACTGCCGTGATGGGTCCGTTTCAGCATTCAATGGAGCGCGAGTTTGCGCTTGCCACAAGCCGTAAAGCGCTCAAGGAATGCAACGATCCGGCCAAGCTCAAGGAAGTGGCCAATAACCTGCTGGAAGGCTGGGCGATGATGAATACGGCTCTCCAGGGCACCATGCTAGAGAACATGCAATTGCGGCAAGCTGTAGCAGTGCGGGATAGTTCGCTAGAGGCTGCGGAAGCTTTGCTTAACGAGGCCGTAAAGTCCTTGCAGAAATATGAGAAGCAATCAACGTCGTCCAGAAAGGGTCTTTGGCCATGGAGGCGCTGAGAAGAAAGATTGTCCAACCAGAAGTGTAGGCAAGATTGTACTTTCTGCAATCTCTTTCATAACCACTGCCTGTAACATGGCGTCCTCGGCTATAAACAGCACCTTGGATTTCGATGGCAGTACAGCTTTCTGGGTGGGCAAAGTCTAAGCGGTAGCGTTTACTGCGTTTGCTTTTGGCATAGCGCTGCTCAAAGTCAGCCTCCCAAGCAGGAACGTCGGAATACTCGCGCTTCAATGGAATGCCAGCAGCCTTGTCCCATTGCTTGAGAAACTGATCTTCAAGGGCGCTCAAAATCAGACGGCGGCTAGATGCACTGTAGCTGTTGCATGAAGAAAGGGGCTTCGGCCCCTTTCCATCTACCTTGCCATACCACGCCAAGCCGTGCCACGGCCCGCCATGCCGAGCCTCACCGGACCTGGCGCTAACACTTTAGCCCACTTTTGACAAAGTGACTACATTGCCTTGATTTTGATATTGGCCCGTATAGGGCGTTTCTACTTCTCCGCAACGGAAGAAAAGAACTTGCGCAATCCCCTCATCTGCAAACAAGCGAATAGGGAATGGGCTTGTATTCACAAAATTGATCGTCAAATAGCCGCTCCATGAGGGTTCAATTGGCGTTGCGTTTACAAGCAGCCCAAGTCTTGCGTAGGTGGATTTGCCTTTGACGATAGCGCCAATGTCATTGGGCATCGAAAACCGTTCCAGGCTGATGCCATTGCCAACGCTGCGCGGAGGTAGTTCATAGAAGAAGCCCAGTTCGCTATGCTGTAGCACCAAGTCGTAAGTGCGAACGGCATTGTTCTTGGGGCATAGTGCTTGATCTTCGCTAAGCAGTTGATCGTCTTCAAACACTGAGAACTGCGCAGGAGACAGCCTGATGTCGTAGCCACATTGACTCAGCCCATAGCTTACTGCTTCGTGGCCATTGGCTTCACGCCGCTTTTCGCCCACAAAAGGCATGAGAATGTCAAGCTCTGCGAGAGCGTTGATTTCTTTGTCGTTGAGGAACATGGTGATTAAAAAGAGCGATTGTTCATTTTCTGGAAAGCCGCAGCCAATAGTTCGTTGACCGTCATGCTGTCGGCACTGGCAAACATTGCAGCGGCGTCGTCAGCGCTTATGGAAGTGCATCGTGCCGCGAGAATCTCTAGTGAGATACCTGTGATCCCATCAAAACGATGCTCTAGTGAAAGCTGGTTAATAATGGGACCAGTAATCAAATGCGCTACGCCATGACCAGGAAAGCCAATGCACATTTTTGTGCCATCGGCGTAGACCATGCTTTGGTGAGTGCGCACAAAAGTCATTTGCCTTGAAGCATGAGGATTGCAGGAACATCATGCTGGAGCAGTTCGGCAAGGTCTGCTTTGGCCTTCTCCAGAAGCACGGTCAGTCGTTCAATCTCCAAAAGTCGCTCCTTTACGACTTCCTTCGCGTAGCCCTTTTGATCCGTAACAAGCTCCGATTTGGCTTGCGTGAGAAGTTCTAGCGCTGCTGGCGACAGGGAATCGGCAAGGTCGGTGGTGATGGTGTTGATGCTCATGGTTGTTTTTGAGAGAAGAAAGGGCGCCGAAGCGCCCCGTGATCACTTGGTCATGTCAAGTGTGGGAACCGGCATTCCACCTTCCGTTGGAACGTAAATGGTCCGGTTGCCTTTTTCGCTGCCTTCCTGCAGCCCTGTGATATACAGATACTGCAGGTAGCGAGGGTTGTCCTTGAGGCTGTCACCAATGATGCGATTAGCCTCTGCAACACCCTTGGCGCGTTCAACTTCGGCTTCAGCAAGTCTGGATGCGGCATCCATTTTTGCTTGGGCTTCAAGAACTGCCACTTGTCGCGTGTACTCAGCCTTTTGGAGTTCAGCCTTGCCATTAAGGCTTTCGCGCCAAACATTGTACTGAGGGCCGCCAATCAAAAAAAGGCGACCAATGCAACGCCCGTTACAGTCAGCACTGCTGCGACGGGAAACTCGCGGTCTTTAAACATGGTCAAAAAAGGTCGTCGCCGCCAAGGGCTTCATTCACCCATACACTGGCATAGCCTTTCGGGCCGTCCTTATCGCCCTTCACCTTGACACTGCCGGTGTAGCCAGGGGCTTTGTCAGAAGATCGCTTGGTGTTTTCCCAGACTGCAACATCCAGGCTGTAGTTGCCGCGCTCGTTGGGACCGGCCGCCTTGAGCTTGTTG